AGAGCCGCGCTACGCGTATCAAGACCACGCAGCTCGATCAGGCCGTACTTGGTAGATGCCGCAGCAACAATACCAACACCAACCTGCGGAGCGGCGACGACGGTAGCGGTGCGAGCATCGCCAACAGCACCCGCGGTATTCTCAGAGAGAATGACCGGGGAACCAGCGACGATGGTATCCGCGTCCGCCAACGCAGCGCACGTACCAGCAGTCTGAATCCAGCCGTAGCAGTTAGTACTACTGAATGCACCCATCGACATACCAAGCGCACAAACGACCGTGGGGTCAGCGGCGGCAGCAATAATGGGAGCGTAGTACTTACTGGAGATGAGCTTAGCAACCGTACCCGTAGCCGCAATGGCAATACGGAGAGGCTGATAGAGATCCAGCGTGATACCAGTCGAAAGACCAGCACCGTGGCTCTTGATCTGAAGAGCCTGCTGGCCAGAGCCAGTACTCTCCGTCACGAAGAACCAACCATCCTTGTACTCATCTGCGACAATACCAGAACAATCATTCGACAGAACGATCTGCTTGGCACCAATACCAGCGGCAGCAATCTTCGTAGCGGCAATTGCGTGCTCGTTGGGGACCATAGCAACCATGCGAGTAGCCGCAATAGTGCTAGGCGCGTATACATAACGGAACAGGCGACCGTCCTCGAACGCGACCTGCGCGCCGATCTTAGCCTCCTGAGTAGCCGTCGGGGCAGCAAAAACTGCACTACCACCAAAACCAGTCTGGGTCTGCATGTTTTATGCTCCTTTCTTACTTACTCACCAATGTTGAAGATGACACCATGCTTACGCATGTTATCAACCGTGAGCTGACACACAGCAGCGCACTGCGCCGTCATATCCAGCCCATTAGGAACCTTCTTCCACTCAGTCATATCGAAGAAGGCAAACGGATCGTACTGAAGGGTCAGGTGCTTCGTGTTAATGAAGTACATGGAACCAGCCTTACAATCCGGGGACCACACGATCGGCACACCCTTAAATGCCAGATCACCATAACCAAGGTCAGCGACCTGGGCATTAGCAGTCTTCTCAATATAACCAAGTGCCCTGCACAGGGACTCATACTGCTCATGGATAGTCTGAGTAGTAACGATGAGATCAGGCGTATGCCGCGGCTCACCATCATCAGGCTGGTCCTTGTACTTGGAACAGTTATTCCACATGGTCGTCATCTCTGCCAGCAGATTACCAGCATAGCTAAGACCAGTGAAATCCTTGTACTGATTCCGCCACCACGTATTCTCGGAACGATCGATGTTACCAATCGTACCACTAGTGGGATCCTCAGCAATGAGATAATCCAGACCATTGATCTCCAGAGTGGACGAACCACCCTGGGCACCAAACGCCTTCTCTTCCATGTGATCAGCGATGCAACCCTTGAGGTTAGCAACCTTCGCATTCACATAGTCAAGCAGCTTGGCCTTACCACGAACCTTCTGCTCATCCGTCCAGTAACGAACGAGAGACGCGCCGATGTACTTCCAATCCCAGGAGGCCTGAGTCAGGAACTCATCTTCGCTCAAGCTAAAGGTACTACCCTTGGTAAAACCTTCAACCGTCGTGATCTTATCATACTGCACTGTGCAGTCAATCGCCCTACCACCAGCGGTGGATTCTTTCAGACGACCATTCTGTTTCAGCATCATCCAGAACGGCGTAATCTCAAAGACCTGATCAATGATATTGGTCTTGACATTGCGCCAGACTGCGGAAAAGAGATTATTAATAACCTCAGTTCTATTATCGGCACCCATTGTCTACTCCTTACTTGAAGTACTTGTCTACACCATCCACTTCATCAAGAAGTGCCAGTGTTGCATCTTTCACAGATTTGAATTCTTTAGCCTTAGTAGGTGTTTCTTTACTAGCCCCAGTCTGCTCAGGACTAGTCTTCTTCTGTCGCTTGCCAGCAGTTGAGCGGAGATACTCCATTTTAGCCAGATCGTATGCCTGCGCGATTTTCAGCCCCGGCGTGCTATCAATAAGACGTTTGATCTGAGGCACAAACTTATCAAAGTCTTTGTGCTGTTCCCTAACGTCATCAATCTCACGCTGAATCTGTACTACCTCAGCAGACTCTTTACTTTCTTTCACTCCTGTCTGGAGTGGTTCAATCATCTTCTTTACTTCGCTTAGCACGTATTCAACAGCACCGCGGGTAAACCCGGTACTTCGTTTCAAAACTTCTTTGACAACTTGCGATGTAGCGTGATCCTCGTTGTCCCAATCAAAACCTTCCATAGGATCTGAGGGAGGAGGTGCTACCTTCTGTTCTGGTTCACGCTGTTGAGTCTGAGGTGGCTGTTCCAGTCGCTTCGACAACTCGTTTATTCTTCCTTCCAGCATAGCCAGTCCCTTGACTGTGTCCAGCTGAGGATTCATTCCCTCGTTGCTTTCCTGCGTCTGTTCCTCGTTCTCTTCCTGAATGTCCGTGTCCAGATCCAGTTCCTCTTCCGTCACTACCGTCGGGTCGTCCATTTTTCTCTTCCTTCTTTTTCTTAGCTTCTAACTGTTTTAGCCTGTTACGTTCTAGATAGGCAAAGAATTCCCGCTGAATCGCCACTTTACTCGTATGTATATCCTGCGGGTGTATTTCTCCTTCTATCGTACAATGGAATTGAGAAGTCCCTTTAAAGAAGACTTCTATACGTCCTCTCATCGCATTATGCCTCCAAGCATCTGCTGCCTTCTAGCCTGCATTGCAGACGGGTTACCTTGAAGTCTACGCTGCTGACCAACGTACTCCTGTAGCTGCATGGGGCGCTGCTGCGTCTCAGGTGCTTGGGGAAGTACCGCCTTTACATCTACCCAATCAAACTGTTTGAGAAGTTCGCCTAGAATAGGTTTAATGTTAAGGTTTGCATCTTGTAGCATTGGACCCAGTTTTGAAAGCGAAGCAAGAATCTCTACAGCTTCTCCCTTACGTGTCTCTTTAGACTGAGCTTTCATGCTATCAACGTCTACTTCAAGATCATATTCGCCGCGAATTTTTCCTAGTGTGTCTGGCTTGTACTCTACCCAGTACATGGCTCCATCCTGTCCAAGAACCTGCGTAAGAATAGGATCAGTCCAGTTATCAAACGCAAGTTGCAGGACGCGACGGAGACACCTCTGGACTACTTTCCCTAGTCTCCCCCTCCTTTCATCAATCCTGCTTTCATAATTACTCTGCACAAGGTTGACTTCTTGGGCAGTCCGCCTACCTGGTGCAAGGCCAGCAAGCTGATTATGCCCAAAGCCCATAAGCTTTTGTACATCAGTGAAAATGCTCTCTGCATAATTCACAAGGTCAGGATATACATGAGGACTTATAAGTGAAATCGCCTGCTCAGGATCACCGTCGATTTCAATGAAAGGAAGCATATCATCAGACAAGAACTGCTCAATGCTTTCTTCATCGAAAGTGCCGCGACGTGCGATCGCTTTCATAAGCGATACCTTACGAGCCCTACTATTATACGTCCTTGCCTGGTTACCTTCCTTCATCTGGGGTTCAATGTAGATCGGATCAGGAACACCCCACATAGTAGTGGGATCATCATTAAACGTAAGAGCTTCAAAAGGAAGTCCTTCTACCTGAGTATCATCATCAACAGGTTCAAAGATATACTCACCATCTTCCTTTACCCCAAGCATCTTACCATTCTCGTAGTCATGCACTTCCCAATAGAACACGTGAGGTTCTTTACGCGACTGCTCATACATATCATTGGTAAAGAAACCAATCGTAGGATTCATGGTATCCGCATTAGGTATAATAGAATGACTATGCGGTTTATATCCATACTTCCTCTTTATGTACTCTACAGGTTTCCACACACCCTTAGCACACCAGCGAGAATTAGAAAGCTTCCTGGTCCCCCAAGACGTGAGGAACATAAGAGGATTAATAGCTTCAATCCACGGCATATTCGGCTTCATATTCACATTGAATGGAGAAGCCCTAGTGATACCATCCTTCTCACGCATGAGAAGTTCAACCATGGTTTCATCTATATTCTGCGAACCTTCACCAAAGTTATACCCAACCTGAACAGGACCAACGTTGAACAGGTACGCATACAGGATCGTGTCCTTGAATTCCCCACCAAAATCCAGTTCTTCAAAAAAGTAATTAGCTGCGCTCTCAACCACATCAGTAAACGGTTTCACTTGTGGTTTCCTGGGAGAGATCCTGATAAAAGGATCCCTAAAATAAAGTGCAGTACGCAGCGCAGAATACATTAAATACACAAGATTAAACGGAATAGTATCATCCGAGAACCTGTGTCTGAAGTACATAACAATGTCACTCCAGCGATCAAACTGGTTATGCTTACGCCTGTAGTCTTTTGCCAGCTTAATCTGTTCTTGCCAGTCGGCTTTCTTCCTCATTGTGTTACCGTCTCCAATGGCTGAGTGTAATATTTAAAGTACCCATCGTAATGAGAAGCATCTCGTTCTACCTTGTAATATTGGCCTTTTCGGATAAACGCGGAGAAGGGGACTATATCACCAGCCCCACTCCTGTTTTCCTGTGCTTCTGTCAAGATAGCCGAAGTCTCCTCATCGTCTACATCACTCTGGATATCAGACGCATAGATAGTAAGATGTACCCTAGCGGGAGTACCCTCAGCGTAACAATAGCCATTAATAAAAAGATCACTTTCCGCGGGACCAAGTGTGGTATCGTAATAGTTCTCCGCCGCGGCTGGAGTATATGTCCAAGAACCATTCCAATATGCAATCCAAGTAGAACTCTTCTCACCTACCTGATAACTAGTACGCTGTTCTTCTATCACGTTAGCGAACTTATCCAGTCGCCTCACGAGTTCTCGAACAAACTCTTTATCTACTGCGAAGTCTTCCAAACCTCGGAAGATTTCCCAAATAGAAATAGGTGAATTTATAGTTACACTTGGCATGTTAAACTAATCCATTGCGAATGTGGAGATGAAGTCTTAATACCATCCCATACATTTGCGTTAACATCACAATCAGCAAAGCTCGCTACATCCTGAGTAAACTCATTACAAGTATACTTATTATCAGGTGTTGAAAGTAAAGGCTTCACTTTAAATCTTCTACAAAATTGTATCCCTGCGTAGAGCCATAGAAGGTGGGAAGTATCATAGCCACTCCCATGAAGATCCTTTGCTCTATTCCACGCTTGGCGTACCAGATGCGCATCATCTGTAAGTAGTACTTCTTCGAAGTAGACTATCTTCCCAGAATCCACAGCCCTACGCAGGTGATTATAAGGTTTAACACTAACCCCTTCTCCCCCAAAACTTTCAGCAAGCCAGTCCTCATCTTCAAGGATAAATCTTAGGTAAGTATGAGAAAAAGGAGATTTACTCCACTTCCCATCTATTCTCATTCTATCCACGTGTTGAATAGCTGTGGATAAAAAGCCAGAACCTAAACTAAATCCTTGAAGGAGCTTCATCCTATAAACCACTTTCTAAGTATTTTCTTAAGCAACGGTTCGTGTCCGTTTCCTTTTCCATGTTCTCTCGCAGCTTCTTCAGCAAGAACCTCCTCAAACCTAGCACCTCTATCCCTACAGACTCCCTCAATACTTGCAACTCTACTTGCGAGATTATCCACCTTTTCTGTAATCTGTTCGGTCTTTTCATCGAAGTGCTCTTTCACTTCATCAAGACCCTTCTCAAGGAACTTAGTAGTCGCCTCAAGTGCCCCCACTATTCTCTGCGTAGTGCCAAGTGTTTCGCCCATACCACTTTACTCCAGATACTTTAGCTTTATAAGATAACCACTTTTGACACCGATGAAAAATTTCAGCGTTATCTTTAACTTTTATAGAACCTCTGGTAACATTGTCAGCGTAGTATAATACATAATCATCATACCAACACCAAGCAACATGTCCTGAATAAGTCTTGTAGGTAGCCTCTTCATCTTCAATTATGCTGGTTGGCTCTAACGAGATCATCTGTAATTCGTACCCCGTCCAGCCCTTTATATCGAAGAGTTCTTTTAGTAGCTCCTCGTAAGTAGCGCAATCGTCGTAATGACTCCCGTTCTTGTTCTGGTCGAATGGTACTTTCTTCCAGATTAAAGAGGCAGCCTCGTGAGGGCAAGACACCACATTGGCTACATCGTGCACATTCCAACCATGCACGACTCGCCGCCACCAGGTTTTTATCCTCTCCCACATTACACATCGCCCTGACTTTCGAGGTACTCCCTTACTGCACGAACATCATCTTCAGTAAGTCCCTGGAGTTCAAGCATAGTAAAAAGATTGAGAGCGTCGAACTTATCCACTTCCTCTGCTGCTGTGAGATCATCTGCCACCATTCGACTCAGGAGGGCGGCTCTAACACTGTCGAATGTAAACGGCGGCGAGAATCCAAGCGAGATAAGCCGACGCCTCAAAAGTTTTACCATCGTACCTACGCCCGCGGCTGCCCAAGCTTCAACCTTTGCTTGGTACGCAGCTGCATCAGCTGTCTCGATGTGCTCCGTTGTATCAATAACCTCCGTAACGACGCCCGCGTTCTTCTCCCAATGGGACGCCGTAATGCGGTATCCTGCATCCGGTTCTGCGTAGGAACTCTCAAACCATCCATCTGCATTAAGCTTCGCGATATCGCTCTTCTCATATCCAAACGTACCCTTCCATACATTAGGAAGTGTATCCTGCAACTGCAACGGACTAGGTTCACCTTCTGGCCAATATACCCACATTTTACTTCTCCTTAAAATCCACCTAGTGACAATTCACTAGAGTACGCATCACCATGCTCACTACCCCCAAGTGCTCTATCGTACACTCTGGGTTTAGCAAGAAGTCCATTCAATCTACTTTGCCCTTGACTACCATCATATCTCGCCATTAGCGTTTGCCTAGTAGCTAAGATAAGATCGTCTGCCCACCTGCCATCATTACTACCTTGGATAACTGTAAGGCCTGAGTTAGTTCCACTTATATACAAAGTCCAAGCAGATCCATCAGTAGAAGCACTTACAAATCTCCAAGCATTTATTGGTATACTCCCGTTAGACCTTACAGTAGTAACAACACCAGTATTATTTATATGAATTTGTGCATAGCCTTCAGTAACAGAAAATTCACAAGATATAGCAGCATTATCATTAGAAGTAATAGAAAGAATCTCATGAGTACCATTAGTAGTACCCAGCTTAACCCAAGCACTTAACGACCACTCAGTGGAATTAGTAAGTGACTCAATACCATTTGTACTAGTAAGGTAAGTATTTGCTACAGCAGTACTACTAGAATAGCAATTCCAATTTAAATCAGTATTATTACTATAAACCATAGTTGGCGCATTCTGACTATGTGGAGAAAGGTGTCCACCGTAGCCAGAAAGATCCTGAGAAAACATAGAAACATTAGTTAAAGCAAGTTCAGTAACTACATCATTAGTAAATGCTATTTGGTTAAAGTAATAATTACTAACAGCAGTAGCATCTACACCCCTGTCATACATTGCCCAAGTACTAATATACCCACGCATTTCATTAGCGTTAAAGTTATCACGCATACCCACATATGTATTATATGTAGGTGAGTTATTAAAATCGTTTGCATTATTATTTGTGGCAAGATGCAATGCACCATTGATATACATATTCCAATTTGTGCGCTCTGGTCTAGTAATAACTACTTGATACCATTCTCCAGTAGTAACCAACTCAGTAGTAGTATCGGAACAAATCTGAGTAGCATCAATATAACAACCAATAATACCACCACCACTGAGAACGTAATTCATAATTACATCCCCGCCGCCTTCAATTTGAAAGCCAGCCTCAGCGTCAGATGCAAGATTTGTACAGTTGAATGTACTTACAAAAGTAAAAAGTTGCTGGTTTGTCAAGATACCAACTTTACCGAAACTTAAGTATTCCTCGTTAGCTCCTTCAAATTCCCAAGCGTTAGTTCCGTTTATGTTAATGTAAGAAGCACCTACTACCCAAGCATCTTTATGGCTAGCACTTGTGTCAGGTACGTAACCAGCATTATGTGTAAATTCCCAATCCCTTACTACATTCTCTGCGAAAGGATAAGAGGGTCCACCCAACCCAGCTTCTACTGCATGAAACAACCTAAGCGGATTCAAAGCATATACGCTGACCGCCATCAGACACATAGCTATGAGAAGTTTCTTCACTGACCTACAGCCTCTTGCCAGGTGTTTCCAATTCTAAACTCATCAATAAACCATTCAGCACCAGGTGCATTAACACGAGAACTTTCAAGCCTGATCCTGTCAATAGGACCAACACCACCATCATCAAGCGTCCAGTTAGTCCAAGTTGTAAAAGTACTCCAGGTGTTAGTAGCTGCACCAAGATCTGGACTAAGATAACAAACTACGCGTTCATTAGCGGTAGTATCTGTCGTTGTAATGCGAGCAAGAACGAGTTGAACATCACTATTAGGAAGATCCAATGCAGCATTGAACAAATCACCTGTAGCACCAAAATCATTATCCCAGTCAAGCAGATAAACACTAGGCCCTGACCCGGAGGGTCCATCAAGGTACAAATTACCTGTTCGATGCCAACCACTTGGCGGCTGCATAAGAAAACCAATCCAAAAAACATTAGTACCATCAAGGTAGATAGGTTCATCAAGACCACGCCATGTATTAGTATGTCTAGTGACTCCATCACCCTCAAGTGCGCAACTCATATGACCACCATTAGTAGTCACACCACTATAAGCTAACGACCCTGCATGAACAGTCCACTGATTGGAATAAGTAGCTGCCTGAAACACAGACCAAGCTGTAGAAGTCCACCCATTACCTTCAGTCATACCATGGAGGCTTACACCAACTTCGTTAGTAAAGCCTACATAGACCTGAGTAATAGCAGGTTCTTCTGCCGCCTCTCTAACGTCCGCGGACCAGAACAGTCGTTGGACGTTGAGAGCAAGCGCGGTAGCGCAAGCTACCCACAGCATCATACATATTGTAAGTAGCTTACGCATTTTTAAAATCCCGCGGGAAGGGTCGGCTGGAACTGACGGAGCCAGTAGTTAGAACTACCAAACGGACTGTAGAATACAAGCGTACTCCAGTTCGTAGTGTTGAATGATAGTACCTGGTTAGTATAGATAAGTGCATCCAGACCAGTTACCGTCACGGTGTTGGTAGCTTTAATATCAAGTGTAAAGCCATCAGTCACTGTCACAGCTTTAGGAGTCACTACCAAGGTCACATCAGCAGTAGCATTCAAGAACTGACTATCGCCATTGCTGCTATCCAGGGTAGTTGTAGCTGCGAACACATTACTATAAGGAGTAGACCTAAAGTATGTAGCTTCTACTTCTCCAGTAAAGGTATCACCACCAATGTTTGCATAGTCATTGGTCTGACCAAGCAACGTAGTTATCTGTGCCAGTACGTTTGTACTTTGCACATTCACACTACCAGTGGCATTGATATCACCATAAACTGCGAACGTCCCACCGCTGTACGTTAGCGAACTATTAGAAAATACGTTAGCACCAATAAAGTTATTATTTGCTGCAAGAGCTGCGAAGTCATTAGACTGTGTGTTGAGCTGGGTAATATCAGTCTTATTAGAAACTACCTGTGCATGAGCAAAGATGTAGTCTGACAGGTTAGTCTCTACGTTAGCTGTACCTGTATTACCTACCCATACATTCCCTGGCCCCATGTTGCTTTCATCGTTAGAACGACCAGCACCTTGGACAATAACAACACCAGTAGAAGCATGAGACCTAAGTACCCTAGCCACGCTCTGGATAGCATTGGTTGCTGTAGTAGGCCTACTATTAGTAAGAATACCTCCATCAGAAGCATCTACATAGAGAGCATCGTTGACACTGAATCCAGAAGTATCAACTACATTAGCTAACGTACCAAAGGTAATAATGTCTACGTTTGCATTATTAGCTGCTGCTGCAATAGTAAGACCAATAGCAGGCATCTGTGCTACAACAGAGTTATTAGCCGGTCCAATGGTAGGAACACCTAAACCTGTATTCCACCCAGTTACATACACAGGACGACCCGCACTTATAGTACTGCCAGAAGTATTACGAACTGTAATAACATCAGCATCACCACTTACAAGAGGCGTGGTAGGGGCAGCAATCAATACCCAACCATTATGATGATCATTCCAATAGAACTGAATGGTAGAATGTGAAGTCAAGATAACATCAATACCTTCATTATGGAAACCACTACCAGTAAGATTATCTTCATCTTGTATGGTAATATCGTAGTCACCAATATTATGATATGTAGCTACCTGACCAGCAACACCTGCGGTAATATTAGGTGCATTAGTAAGCACAAGGTCATTAGTAGAATAAACACTATTGAATTCATTACCATTAGGTAGCGCAGAAGCTTCAACAATAAGATTAGATCCACTCTCAGAGGTGTATCTAAAGGTGTAATTCAGTGAGCCAAAATTAGTAAGCAAGTTAGCTCCACCAACAATATCTCCACCCATAGAGATATCACCTACAACAGTAAAGGTTCCACCACTGTAGACTAGTGAAGCATTGCTGATAACGTTAGCACCTACAAAAACATTGTCACCTGTAGAGGTAACATCAGCAGGAGGGATAGAACTAATCTGAGTTTGTAAGGCAGCAGTTGAAGTATTAAGTGTACCAATAGCAGTACCTATATTAGTATTACCAGCCACCAACGTAGGTGTAGTAAGACTTACGTTAGCTGTTGCTTCCCCTTCATGTGCAATGGTAAAACCAGCAATAGCATTAGACGTGTAGAATCCAATACTACCGTTGGTAAGATATTGATTGATAATCTGTACTTCGCCGCCGAAATACTGTACAGATCCTACAGTGTCACCAGTGCCATCTTGGAACAACATATAAGCATCTGTATTACTACCAGCACCATCTCCATCTTTAATGATAACCTGTGGAGAGCTACCCTTAATAACTGTTACATCAGCATTACTGAAAGTATTACCCCCAGTAAACATGTTGGCTACATTCAGCTTAGCATAGTCATTAGTCTGACCTTCAAGCTGCTGAACATCATTAGTCAGACCGTCAATACTATTGGTTGCTGATACCAACGTATTACTAAGAGAACCGATAGTATTAGTCAGACCTACAGTTGTAGAATCTGGCATAAGCACACCGTCTCGGTACTCAGCGCCGTGACAAGCAAGTGCCAAAGCAAAAAATGGAATAATCTTTTTCCACATTTTCTTAGTACTCCATCGTATAATTGAAGTCAGAATTAGTAGCGGTAGTATTAGTAAAGATAAACGTGATAATATCATTATAACCAATATACACACGTTCTTCATCAGTCCAACTATACCGGAAAGAAGTAGTAGCAGCAGGAGCGTTAGAGAACACACGATGCGTTTGAGTATCTTTAGCACGCTTAAGATTAATCATAATAACAGCATCAGTTACACCATGCGCATCCATGAATGTACGTTCAATAGAGGACAAATAACGTGGTTCTGTCCTACTACTAGCCGCAGTATTCGTGTAAGCAAAAGTATAATATGACTGTGCGGGCAAGGTTTTATGCGTAGTATTAGCCCACCTCTCCGCAGCAAAAACAGTAAGTGCAGCAGCACCTACAATTGCAAGACCAATCAAAAACTTCTTCATGCGTAAACTTCCTCTAGTTGTCGTCCTATCACGGACTTTCCTAATTTGTTCCGTCCCCGCAGTTCATCAAGGACGCTTCCCATTGAAGTACCATCTATCATTTTCTTAGGAATCTTAGGCCGGGCACTCCTTCTATAAGATTTCATTTGCCATGCTAGCGCGTCTAAGATATCCACTTTGCCACTAGATTCACCATCATATCTAAAAAGTTGCTGTTGGAGTTCAGCCATATCACGACGCATAAATATACGCCCTTCTTCCCACGGCGCCTGGAGTGCCATGATACGAGTGTATTTATTCTGCTGAGCTGTACCTCGTACAGGATCTATAGAACAATTAATACCTTCCTTTTTAAATGCTTCTTCGATATAGTATCGAAGTGCATCTTGGTAAGCATTAACTTCTATACGAAGTACCTTGGACTCGAAACGCTTCACCTGCTCAACCGCTATGTCAACCTGCAACTTAGGGTCGTAATGACCAGCAGCGTACTTCTGTACGTACATAGCCCCGGGGATGTGGGAGCAGGTGAGCACCACTGTATCACAGCTCTTATCCTTTTTGGATATAGCAGGATCTATCGTGGTCACATTGAAAGCACTGGAGGGTACATCCGAGTCCTCAAAGTACTGAAGGAACTCACGCTTGAACAGCATAGTGCCAGATGGAAGTGCATCATTAAGGTAGAGCATGTGATACAAAAATGATCCCATAGCTCCCTTGATGTTTTCTAACGCGCGTAGATTAAACCTGGGGTACGTGGGTTCTCCGTTCCGTATTGCAGGAACATTGAACTCCGTATAAGCAGGTTCATTTTTATGGATGTAGTCAATAGCGTCATCCATAGCCCATCTTGTACCTATGTAACTACGAACTGAGGTATCATAGTCAACAGTCAATGGTACTGCTAGCTGATGCCAACCAATCGCTTGTTGGATATCTGCTGGTGACGGTAAAACAACCCCTACACTTGCGTCATCTAGGTCAGGTGCTACCGTGTCATCCTCGATAATATCCGTATAATGCCTACCAGTCAGCTTAGTGCGAGTTCCCGCAGCCTCGAATGTACCCTCCTGAAAATTACCTGGTCTTGTCAGTACTGCTTTAGCCGGACTCCATTCCCTGTTGAACGACTTCGGGATGACTTCCGGGAAGATTTGGTGGTAGATTTTGTTCTTTTCGATCGTGTTGAGGATCGTGTTGACTTTTGCTTTGGCATTTGTATCTGTATTGGATACTACTAAGATACGTGCATTAGGATCATTCCCTGCACGCCACTCAGCATATCTCATTGTCCCTATTGTGGATTTTAAAAAACCGCGAGCCATTACAATCATCATGTAACGTTCTCGCGGTTTCTCTACGATACCTTGAATAAAATTTGCTAAATCCTGATGTACCTTATCGTAATAACCTTCATCCTGTATAAGGGCGCAGTATACATCGAATGACTTGCGTGCCCACAAGATCATATCTTTCGCAACTGCATTGTTGGTTATATAAGGCATTACTTTAAGATCCGCCTTCGGCGGGAAGAGGCTCTTGATGTGGATCTAGTCCTGTCGCCTCCTCTTCCTCGCTGCGCTCGGAATCCCCGCTCGCTTCGCTCGCTACGTTCCTGCCGGACCTGGCGGCCCTCTCAATGGCGGCAGCTACCATAGCAGCATTCTCAGTGGGAAGATTAATAGAGGCGTCAACTTGGACGCGTTCGGACTTACCGTAGCCGGTGCGGTCTAAGATGGATTCAATGGCAGAAATCTGACCACGACCCTCGCACCCTGTTTTCGCGATAGAGACGAGTTCAGTCGCCGCCTCCAAGGTCGCGCTCTTCAGAATTGACATAGTCGGATCGTCAAGAGCTTCTTGTGTTTTCTTCTCTATCAGGGCTTCATTAAGATCATTTTGAAGTTTTGCTAGTTCGTCAAGATAGAGTTCACTGCGAGTAACAATGGAGACTTGCTGTTTAGAAAGCCCCGTTATCTGCGCTATGCGGGTCTTGGGGATACCAGCCGCCTCTAAACGCATGATATGTCTATGGATACTTTTAAGGGACTTTAGTTCTTTCATTGTATAATAGTATCATAGAGGAAGGGATTTGTCAACCGAAAGTTGCATTTTCATCGGGAAAGCGTCGACGAAGTCGGCCACTGTTCTAGACAATAAGGAACGTACCTAATTCTCTGTCTTATGCTTTTACGTAGAAAACGTAAATTACTCTACATTTTTTGGCAGAGGTATATAACAATAAACCGGCCCCCTGGGGGGAGGGCCGTTACCCCCCGTCATGCCAAAACTGGATGGAAAAAACGAGCACAAAAAAACTCCCCCCGGTGGTGATACCGGAGGGAGTCTAGTAGTTGCTCTACCTAGTGCCAGTTGCTAGGCCAGCAGCAGAACACTATCAGTAGGAACGTCGGTGAGAACAAGAGAACGAATTGCCAGTCTGCTACACTCATTGCTTCCCCCTGTTGTTACGCTGGTAGAAACGCGAGAGCACCAGCGGTTTCTATTTAGAGGATTCCATCGTCAGCGTCAGCGTCGTTGGTCGTCGCGAGACCATGCTCGCGTTGCAACCACTGACGACTGGCGAACGACAGACCCCGTGCGAACACGGACGACGTGATACTGAACTCACCAGAGTTGAGTATCTGAGTGGTCGCGAGCCAAGCCTTGGCGGCTCTCTCGTTCCCGCTCTCAGCGATCTGGCAAGCCTTGCCAAACCACCAGTCGTTGCTCACGTTCTGGCAGTATTCCACCATACCGATCTGAGCATCTGCCTTGATCGGTAGGAGGATCTCCACCTTATAGGACTGGCACCGGAAGCTTTTCAGCTTCACGTTGCGCGTCCCAGCGGACTCTGCCAGTTTCTCCCTCTCTTCCTTAGAAAGGGATTTGATTGCGGTTGTGAGTAGTGCCATTACTTTTGCCATTTTCGTTTGCTCCTTTCTGCTGGCACTCTCGCGTTTCATGCTATCCATTATACAGGATTCCAAAGCAGAAAAAAACTAAATCGAAAAAACTTTATCCCAAAGATTTTAAGATACTGTAATCCGGCTGTCTCCTGGTTTTCCTGCAACCCGGGAAGATGCAGGAGATTTGGAATTGGGAATGGAAGGAAGGATATGACAAGGAAGGGCACCCGTTATGGTTTAGAGTACGCCTTCGTCTTCGGATACGGATTCAGTCTTGAACCCGTGGACAGCCGCGATGTGCTGCCTCGTGGAATAGGACATCCCACGCCCGATTATGTGGGACAGGAAGTCGAACTTGGACTCGGAGAATACCATGAAGGTATTCACCCAAGCCTGAATCTGTCTCGACTTCATGTCGGAGTCTGGACGTTCGGCAAGGATAGCTGCCTTACCGTAGAACCATAGGCGAGACTCGCCCATAGCCATTGACGCCCACCCACATACGCCTGCATGATCGCATGGAATGAAGACTTCCATCTTCACGCCGTTCGTCTTGTAGGTATCCATCTTCATGGAACCTTCAGACGCAGCCGCAATGGCTTCCTTCTTTTCCTCTGCGTTCATACTAGCTACTGCCTTCTGGAATAGTGCCACTATCTTCTTCATTTCTAGCTCCTATCTGGCACCCTTCCTTGTCATGCGTTCATTATACACCCCCTGTCAACCCCCTGTCCAGAAGGAATCGAAAACTCTTTGGACCAGAAGTAGAAAGAAACTGTAATCCGGCCGACGCGTCTGTTGCTGCTGCCCGGGAAATTCCACGTGTTCTGGAATCTTTGAATCCAAAGTCCATAGATATCACGTTTCCAAAAGAAATCACCTTGAAATTCGTGCTCGGTTCACACCGCGAACTTGCAATTATTATACCCACGAGGGCGCACCCCCGGATGGACGGGCGCATGGCCTTGCATTTTCACATATATATTAGATATATAGTAGTTAAAGAGAGAGTCTCCCCGTGCGTATAATCAATCGAACTTCACCGCATGAACCCATTAGATTCTCTACCTATGAAACCTTACATTGTCCATTCCACCCGGTCTTACTTTGTTCACGCATGAACACCCCGTCGCCGCCCCGCTGGCCCGTCCAAAAAAGATTCCAAACGAAAAGAAACCTCTTGACTTCCATGAAGGATAGGCCCATACTGGATACAGACAATGGGGATGGGTTTAATGGATGCCGCGTTTGGCACCGCCCGTTTCCAATTCACGAAGGGAGTATGCAATGGCATACAAGGCACGTCCGGTTCATCACAAGGCTGTGGCTCGCGAGTTTGGCAAGGATCATGAGAAGGCGAAGACTCACCTGCTTCTTCCTTTCACGAACGAAGACGCCATGGCAATCATCGATGCTATCGCTGGTGATGCCGATGCAGTCA